TATCTTTCATAAGATTATCGTGGCCGTATACCATTTCTCCGCCGTTGCCATCACCAAAGCCCTGCATTACTGTCGGCTTCGTGAAAATGTAAGGATTCTCATACGCCTTCTTGTACCAGTTAATGGAAAAATGCGGGACAGAGGGCGGATTGATGGAAAACTTTCCGCTTATGCTGACATGCGGCAGTTTGAGTTTCGGCAGACTCCAAGAAAAGTGGAACTTTTTCTTGATAGCTTCTATACCGTCGCTTACTGCTTTTTTCGCGTCACTGATTTTGTCGCTTATGGTTTTCTTAATGCCGTTAAAAATATCCGATACTATGGATTTTGCGGCATTGAGTTTATCGCTGATTTCGCTCTTTATGCCGTTGACTGCATTTGATACCGTAGTCTTTGCCGTGTTCCAGATATTGGATATCGTCGTGCCGACTGCGCTCATAACATTGGATACTGTATTTCGCACGGCAGAAAAAGCATTGCTCACTGAGGTTCGCACGTTCCCGACTGCGTTAGATACGGTCGTTTTTATGGATACCCAGATATATTTGATCTTGCCAAAAACAGCCGCCATAATGCTGAATACAATGTTTTTGACAAGCTTAAATCCGGCATCAATTACTTTTTGAATCGTTGATAAAACAGTCTGTACAGTATTGGAAATTGTCTGCCAAGTGGAAACGAAAATGTTTAAAAGGTTTGCTCCCCACTCCAAAACATTATTCAGCGCTGTTGTCAAAAATCCGAGTATTGCACTCGGCAACATTGACAGCGTGCTCGCTAATCCTTCGATTATGTACGTTCCTATATCAGCCATAACAGTTGACGGGGAATTGATTCCAAACAGAGATTTAAAGCCGTCAAGTATTGCCTGCCCGACTCCTTTTATGGCATCAACTGCAGAGTTGGCAAGGCTGCTGATTCCGGAAATTAAGCCTTCAACAACAAATGTTCCTACACCGAGCCAGTCAATACTTTTGAAAAGTTCTATCGCACTTGTGCCAATACCCTGCAAAACTGTCGGTATGGATGTGATCAGACTTGTAATGCCGTTAACAATAAACGTGATTACGCTTGATCCAAGTCCGGCCCAATCAATACCCTTGACAAGTTCAACCGCACCATTAAAAAGGTTGCTGAAAAATTCGGGGATAGCGGATGCAAGTGACTTTATACCGTTACCGATAAAAGTGATAATGTTGCCGCCGATCTGAATCCAGTTAAACGCCATAAGCACAGACACGATTGCCTGTATTATTTTCGGAATGTTGGCGGCAATGGTAGGCAGTGCGGAAATAATACCGCCGACAAGAGTAGCGATAACCTGCACGCCCGTAGCCAGTAGCTTCGGCGCATTGTCATTAATGATACCGGCAATATTAATTACAATCTGCGGTATGTGCTCAACCAGAGTGGGAATAGAATCTGCTATACCCTGAGCAATGTTGAGTATCAAGTTCATACCTGCGTCTATTAAAGTTCCGGCATTTTCACGGAGCATCCCGGTAAACTGCTCGAGCATAGGTAACGCCTGCTCAAGAAATACTGGAATGTTGGCGGAAAGCCCCTCTCCGAGGTTGCGAATCATGCCTGCGGCAGAATCAACGAGTTTGGGAGCATTGGTCATGATTCCGTTGTAAAGCGTCATTACCAATGTACCCGCCGTGCTAATCAGTGTAGGTGCGCTCTGCATGATGCCGTTTCCGATGCCAACAAGAAGCTGTGCACCTGCGCTAAGCATGTTCGGGACTTGCTCGACTACTTTAACGGCAAGGTTTGCAATAGTGGTTCCGAGTCCTTCGATTGCGCCAGACAAATCACCGTTTTTAACTGCCTCTGTAAACTGTGTAAGTCCATCAGAGCCTTCCTGGACAAATCCCCTTAATGCAGGTGTTAATCCGTCAGAGACGGCGATCTGGGCACCTTCAAGGGCTGATTGAAAAAGTGTAATGTCACCGGAGAGGTTGTCCAACTGGATGTCGGCCATCTCCTGTGCCGCGCCTGCACTGTCAGCGATCGCCGCGGCGACTTCGTCCCATCTGTCTTTATTTGTGCCGATAAGCGCATTAGCAGCCGCAAGATCGGTTTTGTTAAAGAGGCCGGATGTAATTGCGTCTTTGGATGCCTGGTCCATACCTTCCATTCCGGACTGAATATCCTGGAAAATGTCAGGCAACGCACGCATTTTGCCGTCTGCATCATATACTTCGACACCTAATTGCTTGAGGGCTGCTGCTCCGTCCTTCGTTGGATTTTGAAGGGATAGCAACATGTTTCTAAGGTGTGTTCCACCTTCCGAACCTTTAATACCGTTGTCAGCAAGTACACCGAGAACCTTGTTTAATTCTGCCGTTCCACCCTTTACATTTCGGGCAGTCGCACCGATTGTAAGGATAGCTTCTCCAAGCTGTGAAACGCTTGTGTTTGTGGTTGATGATGTTTTGGCCATTTCATCAACCATTTTGGTGGTTTCTTCCGTGCTAAGGCTTAGTGCTGTCTGCGCATCAGTAACCATGTCTGATGCCATGCCTAAATCCATGGCACCCGCAGCCGCAAGATTCAGGACGTTGGGAAGCATTTTCATTGATGTTTCCGTATCGTATCCTGCAAGTGCCATGTAATTGAGCGCTTCTGCCGCCTGTGTCGCGCTGAATGCGGTGTGTGCTCCCATCTCCTGCGCATATTCACGCAGATTGCCAGAGAATGTACCCCATGCAAGGTCTACGGAGCCGACTTCCTTCTCCATTTCGGAAGAGGTTTTTCCCATAGTGGCGCCGACCTGTGACATAGCCTTGTCAAACGACATTCCGGTTTTTACGGATGAAGCACCGAAGGCAACAACCGCAGCACCGGCACCGGCAATCGCTTTTGTAGCAAGTCCGGCAAGAGTGCCGAAGCCCTTCTTTACAGCGCCCCCGAATCCCTCTGCCTTGCTTTTAGAGGTATCAAGCCCCTTATCATATTCAGTTGTGTCCAGGGTGATCTTTGCCACCAAATCAAGAACACTACTCATTTTCTTTACCTTTAACTTTCAATCCGGCTTTTCTGATAATTTCAAGTGCTATTTCATCACCGGTCTTTTCGATTTCTTTTTTGTTTCCTTCTTCGAGCAAGTCATAATAGCGTGCTTTCAGCACAGAACCGCCAACGACTTTGGCTACATTGTCATTAAGGCATTTCAGCGTATCGGTTATGTATACACGGTACAAACGCTCTTTCATCCTATCGTTAAAAAGGGATACACAGTGATCAACTATGTACCCCTTTCCGATTAAGTCGAGCATTTCAAGGTTTATGCCGGTGTAATCCCAAGCCTCTTCGCCGCAACAGCCAACGAGATAAAAAAATCCCATACGGCCTTATCGTTGAGCAGTTCCGTGATGCTCTCCATGTAATATGTCATTGGATAATTATCGATCTCGCTGACCGGAACGAAGCACACATGGGCAAGCAGTTCAACGGTTTCATCCGGATGTTCCTCAAAAATGGCATCAAACATTGCCGAAAGATTCTGCGCTGACTGCTCCTTTAGTTTCTTCTGCTTCGCTTCTTCGTCAATGTCTTCGGGAAGTTCAGGCATATTCTTGCGGATGTTCATTATGTCGGTTTCTGTGAGCCATCTCTCCACCGACTTCTTGATTAACCGTGTCTGCACCATAAACTCTTTAGGCGTGCAATTTGCAAGGTTCTTTGCCATCTTTGTCCTCCTGTATTAGTTTCCTGTTCCTGTTCATGCTGTGCCTTCTTTGCAGTAAATCTCAAAAGGTACTACATCCTGCGCAGCCATGCTGTAATGGCCATGATACTCGAATGCAAACTGTCCTTTGGAGTTCTTTCCTGACTGAATCTGAAATCCGGCCTGGTTCAGTGCGTTCATAAGATGGATGGCCAGATAACCGGCTTTGTCACCGGTGTTCTTGTCTGAGTAGTCACCGATCCACCAGACTTCTTTGAAGTCTGTGCTAATAAGTTCGGAACGGGGGACAACCTTTGTCGTATCCGTTGCATCAACGTCACCTGCTGCGACAAGGTCCTTGATGATTGCCGGTGTGACATTCAGGAACGTTCCGGACATTGTAGGGTCCATGCTGTCGAGGTGTTTGAGTTCAAGCATATTCGCCGGACAATTATCCACGTCTTCCCCAAAATCGCTGTATGTGGGGTTGGTGTTAAAGCTGACGCCACCGGATGTTGCACCGAGGATATTCCCGATAACTCCGGTTTCGGGTTTAAAATCATCTACCAGAATACCTGCATTGAGCTGAAGCTGTGTAAATGCATCGTCCGGCAGTTTCGTGTATTTCATTGCCATGTGTTTTTACCTCACTGTGAGAAATTCAACCTCAATGCTGAGAAGGATTCGTTTTACCAGATCATCTTCCGAACCGCTTGCAATCACCTGTGCGAATGGTGTGTATTCAGGGATTCGGAACCAGATAACGCCATCATCAACATTTACGGTGATTCCATTTCCGATTGTGTCTTTTATGTTTTCTGCTTTCTCTTTGAGCCATTTCCAAGAAGTAGAACGATTCCACAAATGCGCTGCCATTGTTCTGCGTGCTTCCCACGTTCCGGAAAATGATTCATATGTGATGTGCGGATATGCCGGTCGTTGTCCGGCTGTAAAAACGGTTTGTTCATCGTATGCATCCACACCGAATGATTCCCAAAAAGATTGCAATGCCTGAAAATTATTCATTATTTGTGATCGTGAACTCCTCTGCGTTTACTACTCGCATATCAAGTCCTGCGCCCTGTGGAGTTTCTTTGTCTTTGCCATCGGTTGTCACCCGAAGAAGTTTTCCGTCTTTCTCACGCCTGATAACATCGTGGTACTGCAAAACAACATTCCTGCGTGTGGTAATGGTATAAAGGTCTTTTACACCCTGTACGGACGCTGTACGGGCCTGCAAGGATGAATCAAAGACAATTGCCGCCTGAATAAGTGCACCGGCCTGGTAGACCGTTGTAACGCCCCCGTAGCCGTCCGGCGCTGTTGTCTTGTCCATGATCGTGCAGGCTTCCATTGCATCATCCAAAAGTGAGATTTCAATCACCCCCAATCGTATTTATAATTTCCTCCAAGGTGACAGTCTGGCGGCAAAGACGCCTTGCCAGTTATTGGGAGTAGCAACGGAGCCTTCCGCAGAAACATTTCCACCGGACTTGCTGTATGAATATCCTGCAAACGATTCTGAATTGAACGGAGACATTGCCTTGCTGTCTGCTTTGCCGTATTTGGCCTGCCATGCCTCAATATCTTCCGAAAGCTGAATAACAGCTTTTGGTACTCTCATCGGCCACACAGCGCCGTCAAACTCTTCATCTGTCAGATCATCAGTTCCGTAGCGGATAACACCATCGTTGAATACAGAACCGACAATCCGGACGTACTGACCGGGCTGTATAACACCATAGGGGACAGTGATTTCACTATCCCCTATGGCAATGTTGCCGACAATGATATCTGAATCATCACAAAACCAATTTCGCAGGTATCCGCAGATTTCAGTCAGCATTCTTCTTTCTCCTTCCGGCCTTCTTTACAGGTTCCGGCTTTTCATCAGGTTCCGGAACAAACTCAATGAGCGGAGTTCTCTGCAAATTGCGGTCAGTGGAAAGTTCTGCAAGGCGGTCATCACTCACACTCATTCCATCACGGGGAAATATGTCGCCGATATTGTACGGATGCATTTCATCCTGAATGTCTTCAAAGTATCTGATCACCTTGTACATGCTTTATGCTCCTGCCAGGCTTCTTGTGTAGTAGGTCTTACC